TCGTTGATGATATATTCGATTGTCCGATATTACGTTGAGAAAGGACAAAATACTCTGATAGTCGTTCCGACGACATCCCTTGTAGAGCAGATGTATAAAGACTTTGCAGATTATGGATGGGATGTGGGTTCATACTGTCACAAGATCTATGCTGGAAAAGAAAGAGAAACGGACTCTCAGGTGATCATTACGACCTGGCAGTCCATCTACAAACTTCCCCGACAATATTTCTCAAGATTTAATGTGGTCGTAGGAGATGAAGCACACCAGTTTAAATCAAAGTCATTAGTATCTATAATGACAAAACTTTCAGATGCTAAATTTCGTTACGGTTTCACAGGAACTCTAGACGGCACACAAACACACAAGTGGGTTCTAGAAGGTCTATTTGGTCCTTCCTATAAAATCATCAGAACAGAAGAACTGATGCAGAAAGGTCACGTTGCTAAATTGGATATTAATATACTTCTATTGAAACACTCACCACATAAATTTGAAAATTTTGAAGAGGAAGTTCAATACATTATTAATCATGAGAAGCGTAATAAGTTTATCAGAAATCTTGCCCTTGATCTCAAAGGTAATACTTTAATTCTATTTTCTAGAGTCGAAGGACATGGACAACCTTTATACGAACTCATAAATAGTAGCACAGTTGAACAACGCCATGTGTTCTTTGTGCATGGTGGTGTAGATACAGAAAACCGAGAAAAAGTCAGAGAAATTACCGAAAAAGAAAATAACGCAATCATTGTTGCTTCATACGGAACTTTTTCTACTGGTATTAATATTAAGAACTTACATAATGTTATCTTTGCTTCACCGTCCAAATCAAGAATCAGAAATCTTCAGTCAATCGGTAGAGTTCTCAGAAAAGGTGACAATAAAACCAAAGCAACTTTATATGACATTGCTGATGATATCAGTTATAAGTCAAGAAAAAATTATACACTCAATCACTTAATCGAAAGAATCAAAGTTTATAACGAAGAAAATTTTAATTATGATATTGTAAACATACCGCTAAAGAACTAATGGGAGAGGAGTTTTACGCAATCATTAAACTAGTATCAGGAGAAGAGATTCTATCATTAGTCATGGTAGATGAAAATAATGGTGACCCTGTGATTGTCCTACAAAATCCAGTGACCATGAAAACTTTTCATAATCATCAAGGAACACATCTCAAGGTTAAACCATGGATTGAAATGTCTGATGATGATTTTTTTATGATTAAACTTGATAAAATTATTACGATGACAGAAACTAAAGATAAAAGATTAATTAATATTTACAACAATTATATTGAAGACGATGATACAATAGATGTTTATAATCCATCAGGTAAAGTAAAACCATCCTCAAAGATGGGTTATATCTCTTCAGTCGAAGATGCTCGCAAGAAACTTGAGAATCTCTTTAAAGGTATTAAAGAAAGCTAGATTCTCATCTTCAACGGAGACAAACCTAGTCTACTGGTAATTTTATATCTTGTCAAGCCTTTGTGAAGTGTGTTATAATAAATAAAAATTATAATGAATGAGTCCAATGTTATGTCAAAAAAGAAAACTGAACATTATGTAAATAACAAAGAGTTATTAGAAGCATTGGTAGTTTATCGCTCAAAGGTTGAAGCAGAATACTTAAAAAAGTATGGGAAAGATTTAACTAAGCAACCAAAGGAAGAAAGAGCAAAGCATTGGGAAGGTAAACCACCGATCTCAAATTATCTGGGTGAGTGTTTCTTGAAGATTGCGACTCATTTATCATACAAACCAAACTTTGTGAATTATATGTTCCGTGAGGATATGATTTCTGACGGAATTGAAAACTGTGTTCAATATATTCACAATTTTGATCCGGAGAAATCAAAGAACCCTTTTGCCTACTTTACTCAAATCATTCACTACGCATTTTTGAGAAGAATTCAAAAGGAAAAGAAACAACTGGAAATTAAGACCAAGATTATTGAACGCACTGGGTTTGATGAGGTTATGATGGTTGACGATAGCTTGCTTTCTGGGCATAGTAGCGATTATAATAGTATCAAAGATGCTATTCAATACAGGAACCGATGACCTTTTCTAACTCGAGTTAGAAATAGATATGACTAAACCAAAATACACACCAGAAGAAAGAAAAAGAATAATGGCGGAAAATTTATTAAAAAACAAAGAAAAGGCAAAATCAAATGGTTATACACAAAAAAGTGTTGCTCGTGAAAAGGCAATAGAAGAAGGTAAAAAAACTTACATTGGATCAGTTGCTTGTAAACATTGTGGCAGTTATGAAAAATATGTTTCTACTTGGAGTTGTGCTCCCTGCGCCATATCAAGAGGTTTAGAAAAACTTAATAATGAAGAGTTGATGAAACCTTATAGGACAAAAGAGAAGCAAAGTAATAAAACATATAGATATAGATCTAAAAAGTTTGGTGAAGCACCTATCTTGACTGAGGAAGAGCATCAACAAATATTGGAAATTTACAAGGAGTGTGCTAGAATAACTGAGGAAACTAGAATTCTCCATCATGTTGATCATGTACACCCTATCTCTAAAGGTGGAAAACATCATCCAGATAATTTACAGATTTTGACTGCTATTGAAAATATTCGTAAAAGTAATAAGTTGTTATGAAAATCGGAATTTTGACAGATAGTCACTATGGTGCAAAAAAAGGATCAAAGTATCTTCACGACTACTTTGAACTTTTCTATAAGAATGTATTTTTTCCTGCCCTCGAAGAACACGGGGTAGAAGCAGTCATTCATATGGGTGATGCTTTTGATAGTCGTAAGTCAATTGATTATCAAAGTTTGGAGTGGTCAAAAAGAGTTGTATTTGACCATCTGAAAAAGTATGATGTTCACATGATCATCGGCAATCACGACACCTACTACAAATCAACCAATAGTGTTAATTCTCCAGGTCTTCTTCTCCAGACTTATTCAAATATTAAGACTTATAGTGAAGCAACAGAAGTTACTATTGGTGGACTTAAGATTTTGTTCTTGCCTTGGATTAACCCAGAAAATCAAGAACAAACCTTCAAACAAATTAAAAAAACCAAAGCAAAAGTTGCAATGGGACACCTAGAACTTCAAGGGTTCCGTGTCAATCGCAATCTGATTATGGAGGAGCATGGACTGGATGCAGATATTTTTAAGAACTTGACAAAGGTATTTTCAGGTCATTACCATACTCGTTCTGACAATGGACGCATTTTCTATCTTGGCAATCCTTATGAGATGTACTGGACGGATGTAAATGATACTCGTGGGTTTCATATTTTTGATACAGAAACACTAGAGCATACTCCAATTAACAATCCTTATAAATTATTCTATAATATCTACTATGAAGATACTCCATATCAGTTGTTTGATGCGACTGAATATGAGAACAAAATTGTCAAGGTGATTGTTCGTAAGAAATCAAAACCTAAAGATTTTGAAAAGTTTATTGACAAACTTTATACTGTAGGTATTCAAGATCTCAAAATTGTTGAGAACTTTGATATTCAAGAAAATGAAGATTTTGAGATTGACGAAGAAGAAAATACAATGTCAATTCTAAATCGTTATATTGACGAAGCAGAATTTGAATTTGATAAGAACATCATCAAAGGCATTTTTCAAGATCTTTACAGGCAAGCTTGCGAAGTAGAGTAATGTTTCTCCTTACACTCAAAGACAAAAAAGACGACGGTGCTTATGCAGTTAAGGATCAATATGGTCAAAAAGTCTTATTTCTATTTGAGGATGAGGATGATGCGGTAAGATATGCTCTACAATTAGAAGACCAAGAAGATACTGAAATGGATGTGGTTGAGGTTGATGATGACCTTGCCATAAAGACTTGTAAGATGTATAATTACCGTTATGCCGTGATCACTCCTGACGATATCGTTATTCCTCCAAAAGATGCTAGTATTCCACAAGATTAGATATAAGAACTTTCTCTCGTCTGGTAACCAATTTACAGAGATTGACTTTGAAAAAAATCATACAAACTTGATTATCGGAACTAATGGTGCAGGTAAATCTACTGTTCTCGATGCTCTCACTTTTGTTCTATTCAACAAACCATTTCGTAAGATCAATAAACCTCAATTGGTGAATACAAGCAATGAGAAAGATTGTTTGGTTGAGATTGAATTTACTGTCAATAGTCGTGACTATTTGGTTCGTCGTGGAATTAAACCAAATATTTTTGATATTGAGGTGAATGGTAATGCACTTCATAAAGAAGCAGATGATCGTGCAAATCAAAGAATTCTAGAAGAAAATATCCTTAAAGTTAATTACAAGTCTTTTACTCAGATTGTGATTCTGGGTAGTAGTACTTTTGTGCCTTTTATGCAACTTGCCACTTCACATCGTCGTGAGGTGATTGAAGATCTTTTGGATATTCGCATCTTCTCCGCAATGAATGCTCTGATCAAAGACAAGATTCGTGAAAAAAAGGATCAAGTTAAATCTCTTGAACTGAAGAAAGAAACTCTTAAGGACAAGATGAAAATGCAGCAAGAGTTCATTGAAGAACTTGAGAATCGTGGTAATGCCAATATTAATGCCAACCAAGAAAAGATTGCCAAGTTGGATTCGGAAGTTGGTGTTTATATGACTGAGAATGCCCGCACAGAAGAGGATATTTTTAGGTATACAAAGGAACAAGAAGAAGTCATTGGTGCGGATGGTAAGTTAGTAAAGCTTAACAATCTTAGGGGT